TAAAGGGGACTTGACATGGAAACTAATGAGGGCATCTGGTGGTAAAAAAATCAGATTTTATTGTACTCCTATTAGGATAAGAGATTATCAACCTAATTCAAGTAGTGGTGATATACGAGGTCTAGGTGAAAGATTAAGCCTGGGGTATGAGATATTGAATGTGTGTGGAGAAGTGGTAAAAAAACAGAGACGAGACTCAGCGTTTACCACGGAAGTAGTCGGAAGAACGATAGATATTCCGAACATTTTTCGGCAATGTCAATATACAGAGTATGTGAATAAGTTATAAGTGTGAGTTGGAAATTGATATAGATTTAGATGTCCGTGGACACTTTATATTGGATTCTGGGTGAATAAGAGAATATCGTCATCCAATATTTAATAGGGAGTTTATACAGCAGTCACGATGGGGTTGAAACAGTTGTTGCAACAATCGAGTAGACCTTACTGAACGGCAAAAAGCCCACTCTTGTAGTGGGTTTTTTGTTTATATGAGACTTGACAAAAATTGATTACATCTGTATAATACACATAATGAAAAATTATAACCGAAGACCCCAAAAACCAAAATCCTTCGATAGAAAGAAAAGAAAACCTTATACCGGCCCAAAAGATACTGGTCTTACTGTATATGTAAGAGACGGTAATTTTGATAGAGCATTAAGAACTTTTAAAAAGAAAGTAAAAAATGCGAATATAATGCAAGATTTAAAGGATAGAGAATTCTTTCAAACTCGCAGAGAACTTAGGAGATTGCAAAAAGATAAAGCAATCAGAAGACAAAAGAGAGAGAACGAAAACAATAAAGGTTTAGGTTCTTATAAAAGAAGTATCAGATAACTAATATCTGCACAAAGTCACTAGTCGACTAATGTGAAATCAGACTAGGGTTGATTACCGAACATCCATGTAGAAATGAGAAAGACTACAAACACCTCTCAAAAGGGAAGATAGAAATGTCTTCCCTTTTTTATAAATTATTATTTGTATAAATATGTCACATATGTGACACATAATTGTCACACAAATGACACATATGAAAAAACTAGACAAATTGATGAAAAGTGGTAGAATTGATAAGATATGGTCTGGTATTGATACTGAGTTAAAACCATGGGAATGGAGTACTAGTATTTACATGATACCTTCATTATGTCTTTGTAGTATTGTACTACTGTCATTAGTATTTTAAAAAAAAGGGGGATGTTAAGTCCCCCTTGTTTTTGATACAAGATTAAATCTTAACCATGTTTAACACCACGGTAAATACCACCTTGTGATTTTACCTTGGATGCAGACTTGTCAGATTTAATAGCATCATGTTTAATCCCACGATAAATTCCCGCAACTCGAGATTTTTTCTCTTTTGCAGTATTTTCGGGAGTTTGTTTGATACCTCTGTAGTACATCGGTTCTCCTCCAGTTTTCTAATCGATTTCGTACATACAACTTTCGTTGTACACCCTTCTCATAGCGTTCCTTCGGTAAACTGTCGGTCTCGTTCCCTTCTGGATTTATTGACCCAAAAAGAAGGTACTAGCTTGCCTCACTGGATAGTGAGAGGTTTTCAAGTTTTCCTACTTCCGTCTTATATAAAATATAAGATGAACGAAGTCTGAATACCTAGCCTAAGCTATACACCCCCCTTGGCGGCGTATTCAGTATTCAGTATTATTTATACAAATGAGTTTTTTAAGACTCATCCGATAAAAAATCCTTTAAATCAGAATCAACATTGACCGCACGTCTCTTTCTTTTCTTTTTTTCTTCGGTCACTACATCTTTCCAATAACGGTCTACACCTTTAATATCATCTATTTTTTGTCTAAGAGTGTCAACTAAATGTTGTCCCGCTTCGTCTGATTGTTGATTTCCATTTGCATTATCAACTACTTCATCATAGTCAATGTTTGCCATGTATTTTAATTTAATATCTTGTTGTTTCTTTTCCTTATCTATTCTACGCAAGAACGCATACCAAGATATTTGCGTAAAATATGCAAATGCATTTGGTGTACCAGTTCTTGTTGCAGTATCAATATCATAGTTCTTGATTGCTTTTAAACAATTCTCTACTGCATCCATAACCATTTCTTCTCGATAAGTGTATCGAATAAAATTTGATTTGTGTGATAATCCTTCTGCAATCTTTAAAAAACATTCTGCAATATAATTATCTACTATTGGAATTTTTTTGGATTTTTGTTTCTGTGCTTTTTGTAATCTATTACAATAATCTACTACCGCAAGAGAAAACTCCTTGTTATTTACATAGTGTGGTTTATCTTGTGGTTTTATTTTTTCTGCCATAATATATCCATATTTAATTGTTGTGTATTATACTCTACAAAACATATTTAGTCAATCATTAAAATAGTTCTTGACATTTTTTGTTTTATCATATATAATCTTGGCTACATCGCCCCCGCCGTATATGTTAATGTAATTTCTCGTCCTCGTCACGAGTAGGAAAGAATAATAATTTACCCATTTTATCAATGACTTCATCATTATCTTCTTTTATCTTTTCAACTAGTCCATCAACATATTCTTGAATTCTACCTTCACGAGTAGCTGCTTCCGCATCTTTCCAGTTGCGAACTCTATCTTCATGAGTAGCCTGCATGTCTTCAAGTGCTTCTTCCCACTGCATGATTAAGTAATCTGGTGGAGTTGCAATACTTACGATATGATAAGAATTCAATGCAATAACACTAGTGAGACTGTCTTGATATACCATATAAGGTCTCATTGTATAAAAAGGAAAACCCGTAGTTGATTTCATGTAAACCATTTTTGCGGATTTTCTAATTATAATTTCTTCTTGACGAGTTGCATCAGTACTGTATGGGTCGTTCCATTCAATCACTTCACAAATAATCTCGTCACCAGATGCAAGTTTAAATTGTCGAACATCACCGACATGTCTTTCTTTTATATCGTCCATACTTCTATTTATCATTTTTTAAATCGATAGGAATCAGTTTATAGGGAAACTGTTCTTTTGCATATATCTTTATTCTTTCTCCACTGTGTCTTAATGTAAAGTTTTTATGCGACTTAATATGCATATCATCCGCAATATCATACAAAGTTGTATTACTACCGTCATCGGATTGTCTTAATCCACGACCAATTGATTGTAATACTTTTATCTGACTTTTACTTGGACTTGCAAAAACAATATTATGCAAGTTCTTAATATTTATCCCAGTACTAAATGTACCGAGGGACGCAACAATTATTGCATTTTTCTGTGACTCTACAATCCCACGAATTTGTTCTCGGTCTTTTGCATCCACTTCACCAGATACATAAAAAACTTTTCGGTCTTTTTCTGCACCTTTTCTTATAATGTCAAATAACTCTTTACCATGTTTTTCTACATACTGAAATAACACTAAAGTATTACCTTTTAAATCTAGAGTCATATTTTTAATAAAGTTATTTCTTTTTTCGTGTCGCACAATGTAATCTACTTCTTCTGCGTAAGTTTTACCCTTCATCATGTGACATACATCATTATGATATCTAAGAAGTATTACATTAATATCAAGTCCCGCAAGTGTACCACGAACTTGTAAATCCCGAGTTGCAATTACTTTATGAGTTAATCCGAACAATCCTTCTAATACTAATTTATTTGTTTCTGTACCGTCCAATGTACCCGTAGTACCAAAACGATACTCTGCATTTTTACATTTATTCATTACACCAGTTAAAGACTTTGCTTTAAATAAATGTACTTCGTCACCAAAGACTGCACCAAATTGTTCAAACCAATCAAACTTGAGACGATAGATAGATTGCCATGTAGAAATAATAATTCTTTTATCTGTAATTTTATCTTTTCCAGAATAGATACGATGTACTTCATTCTCTACATCTAATCCATATTCATAAAAATCTTTATATAACTGTTCTACTAAACTTGTTGTGGGAACAATAATTAACATTTTCTTATCGTGATTATCGTAGTACCAACGCAATAAATTATAAATGATAAATGACTTACCACTACCAGTAGGAGATAAAAGTAAACACCTTTTATTTTCTATACCATATGATATCGCATCGTATTGATAATCTCTTATTTCAAATGGTGCATCGAGACTGTCAAGATATTTGACAAGGGATTTGTGTTGAATTTTATTTTTTAGTTCGGGATGTCCATATTCATCATTGTCTACTAATTGTACGGGATACATTCTATCCAATGCAAATTTTTTAAGATGTGGATACAGACCCGTATTGAGTTCACGAGTCATTTGATTAAATAAACGAATTTTCCCATCCCATACTCTGCGTTTAAATGCAGGCATATATCTATGGCCAGGAACGAAAAAAGAAAAGTATTCAGATAGTTCTTTGAGTTGATGACCTTCGCAGTCTATCAACATCATGGAATGGTCTTTGAGACCAACTTGAATAGTATTTGCGGGTCTCATCAAATACCAGTTTCAAACTGCCTCCACTTTATCATATTACTAATAGTCTGATGTCTCCATGTAATATTATTAACAATCTCTGTTAAGGTATCTATACAAGTATTAAGATACTGTATTTTTAATTCTGAGTCTTGAATTTCTTTATCAGTATCGTACCAATTTTCTTTTTGACCTTTTGTTGTGATAACAAGACCATCATAAGGGTCAGGTTTCCAACCCTTAGATTGAATATCTTCTTGAGACATTTTACCTTCGTAATACAACCACTTATCTTTCAACAAATTTTTTTGTTCAAATTCTGCTCTTTTTAATCTAAGTTTCATTCCAGAAAGATACGACAAATACTTATGATGCAACTCAGGTGTCTTACGAGACGCCTCGTCTAATTGATTTTTAGGTATTTGTGAATCTTCTTTCCACTCTGATAATATAGTATCTAAGTCAATCATAACCCCATATTATACACTATCAAACAGATTATGTAAAGTATTTTTTTAGTACTTGTAGTCTATCTTCGAAGTGTGCAATTTTATCTAATTCACTTTCAATTGTAATTATTAAGTCACCATGTTCTGCAAGACCAACTCTTTTCTCAG